ACGCAATTCTGGCAGTTCACCTGATAGGTTCGACTCATTAATCATCGCTGTCCATGGAGTGAGGATGAATGAAGGCATATCAGGCAGGATGGTCGAAAACCCAAAACAAATAAAACAATCCTCAAGCAAGCAACAGCATGGAGTTGTCGATGTGCTTGAGTTCTTAGACATGTCAACATGAGAGAAGTAATTGAATCTGTCGTTATGCCAGGAGGCTGGCACAAACCTGAAAAGAATCGAGCAGGATTGGATATGCCTGCACCAATACGAGCCGACACATACAAACAATTGATTGAAGCAGTTATCAAATTCAGAGCTGACAATGTGATCCCAATCGGTGATGCAAAGGCTGATGTTGATGAATACATTTGCGCGAACTTCTCGCACATGTGCCATCCTGAGTTGCCATACACTGTTGAAGTTTATGTGGACAATAAATCGAACGAGATCAAAACGCTGACAGATCACATGCTTCAGTGGCTTGACAAAACAATCGACCATCACTCCATTGACAATCTTGAGATGCGCACAGAGGCACTGAGACGTGCCGACATTTGCCTAGGATGTCGTTACAACACGAAGTGGAACAGCAACTGCGGGTCTTGCTCAGAGGCAGTTGGTCGCATGAGCAATATTCTGCGATTGGGTAATGATGTTCCTCGTGGCCACAAATTAAAAGCATGTCAAATCCTCAAGCACGAAAATCGAGCAGCAGTCTGGCTGAAGAAAGAAAAGATCATGAGGAGCAATGATGTTCCAAACCACTGCTGGGCAAAATGAAAATAACAAAGCAAGGATTGTTTAATTTTATCGATGCAGCAGGTCGGGTTGTCGATGCAGCTTCATCAGGTGATCAAATACTTGTTGACTCGTCAATAAAGAACAAGAGGCTTGATCTGTGCAAAATTTGTGAACACAATGTTGCCAACCAATGTCAAATATGCGAATGTTTAATCAGAGCTAAAGCAATGCTCGTTACAGAAAATTGCCCGAAAGGAAAATGGTAAATGAATGATGCAACAATGAACGATATTGTGAATCCCTCGACAGGCGAGGTGGTTCCATCAACAATAACATTCCAGCAAGCATACCAGACATACAAGAATTTCGTCAGCGACAATCGCGAGCGCAACTCCAAAAATGCTGCAATCGCTCGTAAGTTGAATGGCGAGCAGCCATGGAATCCGAAGAAACTAAAATCATCCGGACAATCTTGGCGTAGCAATCGTCCAACTGGCTTCATGTCTTCGTTGATGAAGCGATTGACGCCACCATACAAGCAAATGGTTGATCAACTTCCATTGCTAACATATAGCCATTTCTCTGAAAAGTCTCTTGGCTCAGAAGCCCAGCAAGACGTCTTCAGAAAGAACATTACTGATTGCATTCGTAACTGGTCAGGATGGTCTGACTTCGTCACGCAACTTATCGACGAGGACATTGGTTATGGATATGCTGCTGTCGGTCGTGAAGACGAGTTTAGTTGGAAGCCAAAACTCCATCGTTCTGATGAGGCAATGTTCTATGTCGGATGTCCGCAGCAAGCAGAGAAGGTTAAAATTTGGGGACTGAAGCAAGACTACTTTGTTGATGAGATAACGGAAATCCTGCGTGATTCCGAGATTGCTGCCTCAGCTGGATGGCGAGTTGACAATCTTGTCAAGAAGCTCAACACGTCTGGAAAACAATTTGATGATCGCTCAGATGAAGCCAACAGTCGAGTTTATGAGGATCTGATTCGTGAAAATAATCTTGCTAGCTCTTTCACATCCAGCATTCGTGTGGTCAAGGCTGGCCATATATTTGCTTTGAATCCAGCAGGCGGCATTGATCATTACATATTTGATCGTGACGATGGCACAGCTCTTTTCTTCCGTCGTTCAAGGTATGACAAGATGACAGAATGCTTAACACTTTTCAGTGCTGAGATTGGCGACCGAACTCTGCATGGAAGTCGTGGTGCTGGTCGTGCACTTTACAACACTCACGTGTCTGTTGAGCAAGCTCGCAATCTTGTTCAAGATGCACTCCATCTCAGTGGATTGCTTTTGATGAAGCGAACGACAAAAGTCGGAACTGGAGTGCTTGAAACTCCTGGTCTTACAGTCATGCATCCATTTGCAGTAGTAGGTGATGGATTTGAAGTTCTGGACAAAGTTAGGTTCGAAATTGATGCTGAAGCATTTTTCAATCTTGACAAACATGCGACAACACTTGCTGAAATACAAGTTGGCGCATTTATGCCAGGACAAGTTCAGCAAGGTGGACAGACAAGGACAGCTTCTGAAGTAAATTATGTTGCAAGCATTGATGCTCAAATTAGGGCTGGCGTCCTTGCTAGGTTTGCAGATCAGATGTTCGAACTCATTGATGAGATTCAAAAACGAATCTGCAACTCTGAGACTGTTGAGTATGCGAACACTGTTGCTGAGCAGATTAAAAATCTTGGAAAAGTTCCAATTTACAACTTGTCGCTTTTTAACAAAATGACAGAGCTTGGAATTGATAAAGATTTTGTCTTTATTGAATTGCCAGAATACATCGAATCAGATGCTTTTGATTGCATTCTTAAAATGATTAATGAAGGACTAACTCCTTCTCAGATTATAATTCTTGCCAACTCAAAGTCCCGTTCAAGTGTTGATGATGCGATTGCTTCTCAGTCTGGATTGATTGATGCTGTGATGATGCGCTATGCTGCAGACCCAATCATCGATACAGTTGAACTTAAGCGTCGTGATCTTTCCTCGAAGCTTGGAGCTGATGCTGCAAATCGTTTGATGAATGTTGATCTTAGCCCAATGTCTCAAGTCAAGCAACAACGACAACAGATTCTTGAATTGTCTTCAATCATGAATGGGCAGGAAGTTCCTGTTGACATTTCAGACGATGATATGGTTCATCTTAAAACAATCATGGATCGCATGGCGCCACTGCTTCAAGGTGGGCCAATCCCATACGAGATGAGCAAAGGATTCATGACTGGTGCACTTGGGCATGCACAGAAGCACATTGAATCAGCGACACAAAAAGGAGTCAAGCCAGGAGATCTCAAACAATTTCAAGCAATGATTGGTGAAGCAATGCAAATGTTGCAGCAACCAACAACTGAAGCAGCTGCCAATGAAGCAATGCAGCCAGTCCTTTCTGGTGCAGCCATTCCAGCAACTGAAATTGCAATTGATCCAATGGCAGCAGCAACTCCACAAGGCATCATCGATAGTGTGGCAAACCCAACAAGGCCACAGCCTCCGCGTAATTTATGACAAGCTGGGAAAATGAAGATGGCGTTGCACTGAGAGAGTTTCTTGCTCGCGTTCCTGTGCAAAAAATCGAAAGCATATTGAGTGAGTTGTGCCCAGCAAAAGTAACATCTGATATAATACTATCAAATGATGCAGAATCAATCGCCAGGACTGCAGCAATGCAGGCAGGATGGGTTGGGTGCATGAAAGCATTTCTTGCATTGGCAGAAGTCAATCGCAAGAGTCAGCAGGAATCTGGCTATCGCGACATGTCGTAGTAGTCTAAATACAAACTAACAAAAATAAAAATAATATGGATAAATCAGTAACTGATGAAGGAGTTCCCAACGAGCTCGATCTTGGTAATGTTGAAGCGCCAAGCAATGATGATCTGAATAACTTGGACAAAGCACTGGATGCTGCAGGAGTTTTCAATCAAGATGACTCAGCACAGCCAGTAGCGCCAAATGAAGCCACAACGACACAGCCAGAAGATCAAGCTCAACCAAGCGAAGATCAAACAGCTCCTGATGGACAGCAGCCACCTCAGCAGCCAGCTGAAGCCAAAGACATCCCTAAAGTTGAAGATCCATCGACAATAGATCTTGATAAGATCCAACCTCCTGCTGACATTAGCCCAAGGAATCTTGTAAACTTTAACAAGCTACGTGAAGTTGCCAAGCATTACAAAGAGCAAGCTGATAAGGTTGCTCAATATGAGCAATACATTGATTATCTAAAGCAGCAGCAACCAGAGCCTCCTCAAGATCTGCTGGCTGAGTTGGAGGACCATCGCAAATTCCGCAAAATTTTCGACGCTGAAAATGATCCTGAATTCCAACAGCAATTTAATAATAGAATCGGAACACTTGATTCTGATGTTATCGATATCCTAAAAAAGAATGGTCTTCCTGAGGAAACAGAAGGAAAACTTCGTGCGATGGGTCTTGAACAAGTTCCTGCAGAATGGTGGGAGGAAAATGTTCTTCCGAAGTTGAACTTCTTGGATCGCGAACGAGTTCAGAAAAAATTGGCAGAGCGTTCTGATGTTGTAGATGCTAAGCAAAAAGAGCTAGAGAAATTTAGTTCTCGCAAAGATGAGTTTTTTGCCGAACAGGAACAAAAAATGCAGCAGTTCCAGGAACAAGTCCAGGAAACAATCCACACTCATCTTGATGTGATGACAAAGGATCTGCCACAGGCTCGATATCTTGAAGTTCCAGCGAATGCAAGTCCTGAACAATTTGCTCAAATTCAGAACCACAATAATGCAGTTGCAGAAATGGAAAGTCATTTCCATGACGCAATGAATGCAAGCGATCCACAAGATCGCACTGAGGTTGCCATGGCTGCAGTTGCGAGCATTTATTTCGCGAAAGAAATTGATCATCTTCAAGCACAACTTCAGGCAGCAACACAACAATCTGCAAAGTTTGCCAAAGAACTTGAAGCAATTCGTTCGGCAGGTCGCACACCATCGCCAAGGGGTGGTGTTCGCAAGGCTAGTGAATCAGCTGATCCTCTCAAATTGTCTGACATGGATGCAATTGAAGAAGGTCTTCTTGCTGCTGAAGGAATCTAATGAAACAAACAAAAAAGAAGAAGGAGCAACCAGCAATGGCTTGCTCCTCGGAATGGCTCGGTCGTGATTTATTTGTTGGGTTTCCTTGCTACAAGCAAACCAATCCTGTCACAGCTTGGTGTCTTTTGGCAATGGCTCTTGACATTGGCAAGGAAAAAATTCGGTTTGATATGGAAATTGGCGATGCCATGATCTATCATGCTCGCAATAACCTTGCAATGAAATTCATGAAGACAGAAGCAAAATGGCTTTTGTTTATTGATGATGATATGATATTGCCAATTGGTCGTCCGCAGTTCATGCGCCAGATGTGCCGATTGCCAAACGATTATCCGGATTCAGCTTTGGAACTTCACACAATTCATCGGTTGATCGCTCACGACAAGCCAATTGTCGGTGCAACTTATTTTGGCCGCCACATTGATGGTCGTGCCATAAATAGTTTGCACAATGATTCTGAATATCGAGAGCGAGTGAATTCATTCGCCGACTCTGCCATGCCATGCAATTGGCTCGGCACTGGCTGCATGTTGATCAAGCGCGAAGTGTTTGAAACAATGATGACTCAGTTCCCTGAATTGGCACCAGCAAATGACGAGTTGCCATGGAACTTCTTTCAACCTGATACCGATGGTGCTGGAGAAGACATTGCATTTTGTCGACGAGCTCGTGAGTGTGGTTTTCAGCCATATGTTGATACCAAGCTACAGGCCATCCATGTTGGCTATGGAACATACGGAGTTCACACCTCGAATCTGAGCAAAGTGTTATGAAATTTGTTCATGGCAACATCGCAGTCATTGATGGCGACACTCACATCTCAAAATGGGTTGAGGAGTCTGGCCGACTTGACCATGATCAATATGCACTTCCGACAATCCTAAGCCACATTGAGGCGGGAGCGACTGTGATTGATGTTGGAGCATTCATCGGCGATCACACCCTTGCCTACTTGAACAAGGTTGGCAAGGATGGTCACGTGTATGCGTTTGAACCTAACAATGCAGCATTTGATTGTCTCAAGCACAACTGTCGTGGTGCTGTGGTTTTCAATGTCGGCTTGTCGGACAAGGAAGAACTCCTGTCGTATGAAACCAATCCGAATGCTGGTGCTGGCAGGATCACTGGCACTGGCACCAGCAAGGTTCAAACAATATGTTTGGACACTTTGGCAATCAAGGCTGTTTCATTTATCAAGATTGATGTTGAGGGCTTTGAATTGAACGTCCTGCGTGGCGCACTGAAAACAATCCAGAAGTTCAAACCCAAAATGTGGATTGAGATCAATGTGGGAGCTTTGAAAGCCAACAACACTACCCCACAGGAAATTGAAAACTTCTTGGCGGAGCTTGGCTACACAACTCAACCATTCCCAGAAAAAGGAGACCAGTATGATATTCTTTGCACAACTAAATGAAAACTGACATATTTATTCGTTCATACAGCAATGATTTTGAGTGGTTAAAATATTGTTTAAAGAGCATAAGAAAGTTCTGCAAAGGTTTTAATAATGTCCATATTGCAGTTCCAAATGAAGATGTTTCTAAAATAGATTTTTTAGATGGAGAAATTGTCCATGGAGTTTGCGATAGTTGTGAAGGGTATCTTGCACAACAGGTGACAAAAATGTATGCTGACAATTACTGTGATGCAGATTTTATTTTGCATGTTGACAGCGATTGTGTATTTTTTAAAGAAACACATCCTGAAAACTTTTTCGAATATGGAAAGCCAATAATTCTTTATGATACAGATGTTGTGTCTCCTTGGCCACCAATAGCAAGGATAACACTTGGTTGGCTTGATGAAAAAGAATACATGCGGAGACTGCCAATAATTTATCCACGCTGGATATACAAAGATTTCAGGAAATGGGTCAAACAAAACCAGAAGCACGAGCTTGAAACTTGGATCTGTTCACAACCATACCGCACCTATAGCGAGTTCAACACACTCGGTCAATGGGCATATAGATATCACAATGATAAATTCTCGTGGCTAAAATCAGAAGAAAAAGAAACATACGCAATTCAACATTGGTCATGGGGAGGAATTGCAGATCACATAAACAAAATTGAAGAAATACTAAAATGAAAACATTCCTATACGCACTGCAAGTTTATCAAGACGAAATCCCACAAGCAATAAAGATAGCAAGATTGCTTTCTGATTTTGCAGGAGACCAGCATTTTGATCATGCAGATTGCTGTGTTGTTTATCGCAGGGATTGTCCAGCGAACAAAAAATTAGAAAATATATTGGCTGAGAGTTTCGAGACAGTCCACGTGCATAGGTCTGCACGTCGTGAGGTTGGTTTTCCTGGTGGGTCTAATGGAGTTTGGTGCGATCTTATGGATCATTCAGCAAATCAGCACACGAAGAAGAAATGGAACTATAAATTTATTTTAACAACTGAGGTTGATGCTTTGCCGATCGCAAAAGACTGGCAAGAAAAATTAATCGCAGAATGGGACAAGGATTATTCTGTCGCAGGGTGCTGGCACGATAGTGGAGAGCACGAAATTGGACACATCAATGGCAATGCAATGTTCCATCCTATGGTCTCAAGAATAAGCCCAAAGATTATTGGTTGTTCTGAAACACGTGCTTGGGACACTTGGTTCGCAGATGAATTTGAAAAGGCTGGATGGAAAAAAATAAAAACAATACAGAATCTTTACAGAAAAAAAGATTTAACAGAAAAAGAATTTGATGGCCTTGTAAAAACACACTGCGTTTGGTTGCATGGCGTAAAAGACGACACAGCAATTGATCTTGTTAGAAAAAAGATTTTATAAATTAAATATTTTCCTTGACGATATCAAAATATAGGACGATTCGATGATTACGAGTGATTGCCGATAGCAATTGGTGAGCATCAGACCTGCTGCTGCAGACTGGCCGCAACAAAGTCCTAGCGTGCCGAGGACGAAAAGTAGTGATGGAATTTTCCATCAAAATTCAACCTCAACGATGCCTAACAGCATCACAAAGCACAAACTCAAATTGTAAATATTATGGCAAACGATTGTATTGACTTGTCTGCGGTTCAAAATTTCGCCGCAAAAGACACAAACCGAATTGTAGGACAGATTGGCAAGGTTCTTGCTCGCAAATCTCCTTACATGAATATCCTCAAGGGTGGAACGATTCCGAATGTCTCGGATGTTGTCCGCTCTGTTGTTCAAGAACGAGCAGTTCTTCAGTCCAGCCTCGCAAATCCGACATTCAGCGATGATGTCACGCTTTGTGGAACTGGTGCTGATGCTGACGAAGTTGGCTCTACCGAGTATACCTACCAACTGCAGTCTCTGCGTGGTCGTGGTCCTCGTGTCTGCGTAAAAACTTCGCGCACTGCGTTCAAAGGTGCATATCTCCAAGCCCAGATGGCTTTGGAAAAAGGCATCCTCCAAATCATGAACTCTGATATCCGTGCGACTCTTTTGAATCGCTCTGGTGTAAAGTTCTTGGCCAAAAAGGGTCTTTCCTTTGACACTCTTGTCACTGGCGAGTCTCAGGCCATTGACACGAAATTCTACAATGCGCTCCCTGATGCGCAGATGAATTTCAAAACTCTCTACAAGCTCGGATCGCTCCTTCGCGAAGATCTGCTTGCTGAGCCATTTGGCACCTCTGCTGGTGACTTCTTTATGGTGATCGCTTCGATTGACCAAGTTGAGGCTTTCCGCAATGATGCCGATGTCAAAGAAGACCTCAACTATGTTACTGCTGGTTCGTTCAAGCTCGGAAACGATGCTTTGACTGGCTATCAGTTCCAAGGTTATCGCGGTTTTGCTTTCGGCGTTGACTCTCAGCCACTGCGCTTTAATACCTTTGATGGCCAAGGACGTCCTGTCCTTATCGAGCCTGAGATTGGTGTTACTGTTTCCAATGGCCGTGGAGCTCGTCGCAATCCAGCTTGGATTAACGCTAACTATGAGATTGGATTTGTGGTTGCTGGTGACAGCTTCTCGCGTCTGACTCCTGAGCGTTACTCTGGCGAAGGAACTTTCAAGTTCGCTCCGCAGCTCGCGATGGGTGAACTCGAGTGGGTTGCTCAGCGTGATAACGATTGCAACTTGTTCCTTGACTTCGGTCAACACATCTACCAGATCAGCCGTGCTTATCAGCCGATCCGTCCACATGCTGTTGTTCCGTTTGCTTACAAGCGTTGCACCTTCAACACTGGTCTTGAGGAATGCGTAGGCAGCTCTTCGACTGGTCTGTAAGTTAAATCAAACTAGCCACAGAGAGTTCAAACCTCTCTGTGGCTAAATTTTATATACAACATGAGTGCTATCGACACAGCTGAATTCCGCAAACTTACACTGCTTGCTGCAGGTATTGATCCGTCTGAAATTCCTCCCATTTTGGACACTGCTGAGTGGCGAAGGTTGCTCATTGTAGCCATCGAACAGGCTACTGCTGGAGGTGGTGGGACTGTAAGTTCTGTTAACACAAAGACTGGGGCAGTTGTTCTAACTGCTGCAGATGTTAATGCAGTTCAAAATGTGAGTGGTGTTGCTAAAATTGAAAGAGTTACGGCCATGCCAGGATCGCCTGATCCAAACACTCTTTATATAGTCATCCCGTAATGCCAAAATTAATCGATGCAACGCAATTAAAAATTGGCTCAACTTCTGTTTCGAGAGCTTTTCTCGGCAACACTCGAGTCTGGCCGCTATGGAGCCCATCTGAGATTTCTACAGTTTTTTGGTATGATCCGTCAGACGCATCAACAATCACTGCTTCAGGAACTCAAGTCACGCAGGTTTTAGACAAGTCTGGCAACAATCGGACACTTACAAGAGACGGCGCAAATCCTGGCCCATTGACAGGAACAAGAACTCTAAATGGCCGAAATGTATTTGCATGGACTGGGAATAATTGTCTTGACAACAATTCATTTACCTATAGTCAATCTACAACGCCATTAAACATTGCAATCATTGCTCGATTTGATGCGGCTTCCGCTTCAGGATCATTCCTTTTGGCTGGAACAAATTCATCAACTACTGGACAAAGAATGTCTTTGCGATTAAATGCTTCTAATATATTTGAGATTCTTGGCGGATCAAGTGCTGGAGTTAATCAAACACTTCCCTCTGGCACAATATCAAATAGAGATCAGGCGCATTTGCTTTTGCCCAGATTTAATGGGCCACAGAGTTTGTGGCGAGTGAATGGAACTCAAAGGAATTCTGGCAATGTCGGAACAAATTCTTTCACAACTATGCAATTCGGACACAATGAAACTGAAAGTTTGGACATGACTGGTTTTATTGCTGAGATTGTTGCATTTGCCAGCAATTCTAATGCCGAGATTGTCGAAGGATATTTGGCTTGGAAGTGGGGAATGCAAGCAGACCTTCCAGCAGGACATCCGTATAAAAATTCGGCTCCTTAATTTAAAAAATGCAATCCGTTTCAATTCAAAATCCAAATGGAATTCTCAAAATTGATTTCGGATCCTTCTCTACTTCAATAGGTGGATTTGTCGATGTTTCAATATTCCGCAATCTTGTCGAGTTGACAATTCGGAATACAAATTTGATGACATTTATCAATGGATTTGCTGGCCAGTCATTGAATCTGACAAATGCAAATGGAGTTCCTATATCGTTTATATCCGGATACGCGCTGGATTCCGATATACAGCAAAAAATAATAGGAGCCGGAACATTCAAAAAAATTGGAACTGGAAAATTATCCCTAAAAGCAATAAATTCGTACTCTGGAATTACAGAAATTACCGAAGGTGTTCTTGAAATTGCAACCGGATCGCTTGGAAATGGGAATTATTCGGCAAATGTAATAAACTCAGCAACATTTTCTGTTGCAACGCCAACACAACAGACATTTTCTGGAATAATTTCTGGGACAGGCATCCTTAGCGTCTCTGGAGACGTTATTCTGAATAAAAATAACACTTATACTGGACAGACGATAGTCATTTCTGGCGGAAAATTAAACATTTCTCAACTCACCTTTGCTGATTTAACAACATCGGCCATTGTCAATGCTGGAATTTTAACTTTTTCAGGATCCACGAACATAAGAGTCCCAAGTCCAATTTCAGGATCAGGAAACATTTTCCAGTCTGGAACAAACAGAACATTTTTGGCTGGGACGAATATAAATTCTGGCATAATACAAGTGTCGTCTGGAAACATCACTTTTGAAAAAATTGTTTCCTTGTATAATGGCCAAACAATAAATTGGCTAAAAGAAAAAATAATCGTAAATTCTGCAGCAACACTTTGTTTGTTTGTTGGAGGGACAGGCGAATTTACATCTTCTGAAATTTCTTCCATAGTTACAAATCTTTTTACATCAATCTCCAATAATGGTTTTAAAGCCGGATCAATTATAGCATTTGACACAAAAAATGCTGCTGGTGGAACATTTACTCTTTCAAATGTAATTCCTGACTCTACAGGGACAGGAGCAGGAAGCATAGGGCTTAAAAAATTAGGAGTAAATATTCTTGTCCTTTCTGGAACGAATACATTTACAGGTCAAGTTTCAATAGATGAAGGAACTATTTCCGTCTCAAATTTCAATTCCGAAGGAGTCAATGGACAACTTGGTCCAGGAATTCAGCCAATAAAAATTGGAAGCACAACTGAAGGAACTTTGCTTTATACTGGAGCAGGCAACACGACTAACAAACAAATCCTTTTCGACAATCAAGGTGGAGCTATTGATGTTTCTAACTCCGCAGCAACACTTGCTTTAAATGGAGTTGTTTCTGGAGCAGGAAAATTTAGAAAATTAGGGCCAGGACTTATCGAGTTGTTTGCAACAAACATATTTTCTGGGAATCTGCTTATTCAAGCTGGGACAATTAAAATTACCAATTCCTCGTCTCTTGGAACTTCAAATGTTGCGGTCTCTTCAGGAGCAACTCTTGAAATTATCAACAATGTTATACTCGCAAACAATATTTCTGCTGAAGGAGTTGGGTTGTCTGCAGGAGGAGCAATAAGAAGTGCATCTGGAACGAGCACAATTCAAGGAGCAATAACTTCGTCTACTGGATTTAGATTTTTGTGCGCGTTAGGTAGTTTAACGATTCAAGGAAATGTGACAAGTGGCAATAACGGCAATATTGATTTCCGACTTTCTAACAATTCCACAGTAGCTATAACGGGTTTGATTTCTGGCGCAACCGACGTTTTGCAAAATACTGGAAATGGAACTTTATTCTTGTTAAATAATTTAAATTCCTATACCGGAAGACTTCAGTTGCGAGATGCAAATTGCGTGGTCTCGTCGATAAAAAATTACGGCGTACCTTCTTCTGTTGGAGCGGGTTTTGCTGGAGCGATTCAAATTGGGCATGCTGGAGTCACAGCTGCCTTAATTTATGTTGGATCTGGAGATTCTTCAAATCGAACAGTCCAGATAGGTGCAGACGTAGGCGCGTCGGGGGACACTGGCGGAGCTATAATTAAAGCTAATGGCTCTGGAATTTTGACATTCGCCGCGACTAATTTTAATACCCAGACAAATAAAACTTCAGGCACAGGCGCAAACAGAACTTTAACTCTTGCTGGGACAGGCCAAGGAGTAATTTCTGGGATAATTCGAGATAATTTAGTCACAGCTCCTGCCACAGGAACAGCCACTATATCAATCGTAAAGTCTGAGGCAGGGATTTGGACTCTAAGTGGAGCAAACACATTTACAGGCACCACCTCGATCAATGCAGGATACCTTATAGTTGCTAATGCTGCAGCACTCGGAACAATAGCCACTGCAACGACTGTAAATTCTGGCGGATCACTTCAAATTCAAGGTGGAATTACGCTTGCTGCCGAGCCATTGACAATTTCCGGAACTGGTCCTGCCAGCGATGGTGCCATTGCCAATTTATCTGGCACAAATTCAATGTCAGGAGCTATCACGATGGCTGCAAACGCGAGCATCAATAGCATAGCAGGAGCATTAACAATTTCAGGAGCTGTTAATGGCGCCACAAGAACTCTTACGCTCCTTGGTGCTGGAAATTTAACTCTCTCTGGAATAATCACACTAACAACTGGTGGAATTATTTGTTCTGGAATAGGGACAATAATCCTTAGTGCTGCGAATGCTTACACTGGAGCCACTTCAGTAAATTCTGGAGCTGTTAGAATTTCAAATGCTTCAGCTTTGGGAACAGCAGGAGCAATAACTGTTGCACCAAGTGGACAACTTGAAATTTCAGGAGCAATAACATTTGCAAGAGCCATTGCCATCAGTGGAATTGGGTCAACTGCTGAAGGATCATTGCTTAATCGTTCTGGAAATAACACATTTTCTGGAGCAATAACGCTTAATGCAGATTCAACGATAGGTTCTTCTGTTGGAATTTTTACAATTTCAGGAACAATCACTGGAGCAACAAGGAATTTAATTTTAACGACTGCGGCGGGAGCAGAAATTGTTTCTAGTGGGCAAATAGCACTAACAACCGGAACTCTCCAAAAGACTGGTGCAGGAACTTTGACTATTTCTGGAACAACGAGCAACTACACAGGATCGGCATCCGTCCTGCAAGGAATTTTAAGAATTACATCCCTGTTGTCTTTCGGAACATCATCTGAAGTTATTGTTGGCAGTGGAGCAACTCTCCAAATTCAACCTGCAGTTGCCGGAACATTCTCAAAACTCACAACAATTTCTGGTGATGGAGTTTCAAATCAAGGCGCACTGAATAACACGGCATTAAGCAACACGATAGGGTCTGGAGTGCTTCGAGTTGGCAGCAGCACATCAAACAGAATAGCAAGCGCATCAACATTAACTTTGACCATAAATGGAATAACAAGAAACGAATCGCTTCTTGCGGGTGCTGCTGCACCACTTACATTTGGAGGTGCAGGAATAATAACACTTACTGGTGTAATTTCAACAACAGGGACTTCTGGGCTTTCTTCTCTTACAAAAGTTGATGCAGGAACGCTAAATCTTGGCAATCTTGCGCATGTCTATAATGGCTCTACGACGATAAGCGCAGGAACGCTCACAAGGTCTGTAGTAAGCGGAGCAATAACTGCAACAGGAAGTTTTACAGCAGGAACTACACTCAATGTAACTTTTACAGGAGGAATCCCTGCCATTGGATCAACTTGGAAATTCTTCCCTGCAGATACGACAAACACATACACAACTGTCGCACTAACTGGTGCAACAGGAAGAACAGGGTCTTACAACAAAACAACATCAACTTTGACAATTAGCTAAAATGAATATGGATCAGTTTGCGGAAGCAATAACCTACGCATCAAATCAAAATGACCGATGGATGTTTGTGGCATTGCTAGGGATAGGAATTATTTTTGTAGTGATGATGGCAAAATTCTTTACGAGGAGATTTGACGATCTTCAGAATAGAATAGATAACCAGCAAGAAAAGTTTGAGCGTCAGAATAACGAATTTGTTAGCCATCTTAAGCAAAACAACAAAGAACTTCTTGATGTTATTGCAACTGCACATTCAACTATATCAAAAAACACAACAATAATGGAGCGCATCGAGAAAAGGCTTGACACTTTATGAAAAAGAAAATGGCACTAGGAATTATATCTCTTTTATTTTTAGCTTTGGGTTCTATTTTTCTAGCTGGATGCACTACGCTCGGAATCTCCCTAGAAACACAATACGGTCGGTTCACTTACGAGCTGCCCGAACCAACAGGAACAAAAAAATGAAAATGAACTGGAAAACAACCGCACTCGGAATCGTAACAATCATAACAAGTCTAGGGACGATCGCAAAATCTTTCCTTGAAGAAGGACATATTGGCGATCTTTCAACTCACATCGCAGCCATTACAGCTGGCATTGGTTTGATTTTTGCCAAAGATTATAAAAACTAAATATGGTTCCAAGCTCCAGGCCAAAACAAAAAGAATCTGTGACAAGGAATGCTTTGAGAAAAGCAGGAATTGATTCTGGAGTTGCCATCGTTGGCGTCCGAGGATACTACCTTGACACACTTGGCGAGATTGGCAAAAACGATCGTGGAATTTATGATGATGCAATCATCGTTGTTTCAGAAAATGTGCATGCTTCATTCAATGCCAACACAGACCCGAGCATATTTAAAAAAGGAATTGCATCGCTAAATCCAGGACTTCATCTTTACAAAAAAGGTAAACACGGAATCAGTCGTGGTCCTGGATATCCAGCTCTTCGCCCAGCAACAAAAAATGAAGAGCTTCCTGTTTTTCGCGATGGGAAAGGTAATTCATTTGGCATTGCAATAAACATCCACAAAGGAGGCTACAAAACAACCTCAAGTGAAGGATGTCAGACGATCTATCCAGACCAATGGCAAGGATTCATAAATCTTGTATATTCTGAAATGGATCGCTATGGACAAAAAACAATTCCATATCTTCTTTTGGAAAATAAATGATAATAATGTTTCCATTGACAATAAACTAAAAATAATAAACATATGATCGATCTCGGGAAAAAACAAGAAACAATTGACATGATTCAAGAAATTGGATCTGAAAAATATTATCCCAAACTTTATCTCAGCGACATTGAAGGTCTTGACGAGGCTCCAGAAGTTGGAACAGAAGGAACTGCAAAAATAAAATTCCGTGTTGTTTCAAAGAATGAAAGTGAACGAGAGCAAGATGGCAAAGTTAAAGAAAAATATGCCGTAGACATTGATGTTACAGGGATCGAATTTGATTCAAAAAGCAAAATAACCTCAGAAGATGACGATATAGAAAAAGGATTGTCTGACTCTGAAAAAGAAATGGAAAACGAAAAAGAGGATTAATTATGGAAGAAGAAATTACAATCACAATGCCAATGAGCACATTTGAAATGGCAAAAGAATTCATCGCTCAACTTGGCACAGCTCTTGATGGTGCAGAAGCAAAAATCAAAGCCGACATGAAAGGTGCAAAAGCAGCTGAGAAAATGGCAGCACTTGGCCTTGGAGCAGAAGCTCCAGGTCTTGAAGGATTCGGACAAGAATTGTCTGGAATGTCAAATTCGAATCTTGGCCTTTAAAAAATAAAATGTTCGTTTCTGAGATACTTGACGACGTCATAGAAATTCTTGGAAGATGCGATCGTGAGAAAGCACTTAAGCGTCTTACGGACGCGGTAAGAGCCCTCCAAGATGAAGGCGACTGGAATGCCAACATTGGCGTCCTCGATATACGGACCTTCAATGATGGGAATACCGTAACTTTGCCGCGAGAGGTTGAAACTCCATTAGCGGTAACGATCGATGGTATTCCGGTATTCGGTAGAGATGAATTTTCGCGCTTTCATCTTAACGGCGATGGTTTGACAGATGAGCGCACAGTTCCTTGGGTCTGGGATGATGTTGGAATTGTTTCAACGACAATGAACATAAAGGTTCCTGGCCCAATCATAGCAAGGTGCGACCTTAGGTCCGACGAAGGATTGCTGACTAGAATAATGGGAATTGACGAATTCGGGAATCAACTCCGGCAACAAACCGAAGATGGTCTCTGGTTAGACGGAATATTTCTTCCACTTCAATTTTCTACGTTAATTCCAACGGTAAAACCTTTAACTAGAATTCAAAAAAGAATCTTTGCAACTTCTGTGATGAAATATTTTAGTTCATCTGCAGACCATAAGTTGATAACTGGCGTCAGAATGCAAGCAATTGCGAATACTGGATTATTTCCACAGCCTCTTAATAATGGATTCTATTATTATATTCAAGCAACAGATTCAAACACTGTTACAATTCATAATACAAGACTTGACGCACAATTAAATCAGAGCCCAATCCAAATAACAAAATTATCGTCAACTTCTTCAATTTCTCTCATTGACGAAAGAATCGTAACTGCAAGGACGATGGTTAAAACATCTGGAGCAAATGGGCTTAATGATTTGGATATTGTTTCATTCGGAGCAACAATGTATCCTCCTGAGATAAAACAAGACGATGTCTTTTATGTCAAGACTCTTGGAACTGAAAATTTTAATATCTATAGACAATTTCAAGATGCAAAATTTAATTCAGACCCAGTAAATGTTACAGACCCAGGATCAGGACTTCAACTTCGCAAACTTCTAAATCTTGCTCCTGTAACGACTTTAAATTTCCAAGTATTTCATAATTTAATAACTGGGGACAGTGTAACTATAAAAAATTCTGGCGGAGACATGCCAGAGCCACTCGTTGAAAATACGACATATTTTGTTAGGAAAATAGACGATTACAGAATAACACTTCACAACACATCTTCAGATGCGACTGGAAATTTAAATTCGATAGTTTTTGTTTCATTGGGGTCTGGAATAAGTGTTGTTTCAAAAGTTATTCCAATTTCGGCAATAACACTTGGAAATTCTGCCAATGTAACAACAAGTGTTCCGCATAACTTGAGCAATCCTTCTGGAAGTGGAGCAACTGGAACGGCAACTCTAACAAATCAAACAGTCACATCAATAGCAATAGGTGGTGGCGGAGGAACTGGTTACAATGTTTCTCCGATTGTTAGAATAACTGGTGGTGGAGGAACTGGAGCATCAGCTGCAGCCACTGTTTCTGGAGGTAAAGTTGTTTCTGTTAATGTTATTACAGGAGGTACGGGATATACAACAGTCCCGACAATTCAGTTTGAGCCAGCAAGTGGTAGTTTTATTCAGTTCACAACAACAGGAACACTTCCCACTCCGTTGAATGCAGACGCTGTCTATAGAGCAGAAGCGGCCATTGGTGCTCCGATGACTGGCACAACATTCACTGTAAATTCATCAATACCAGAAGCGATAAGTCTTACATCAACAGGGTCAGGCTCTCTTTTCCTTTTAATAAATAGAGCTTTCTCCGTTGGATTTTCACAAGACTGGCAGCTAAATGCAAATTCATTTTCTACAGGATCTGCCATAAAAATATTTACAACAGGAGCTGTCCCTGTCACATCTCCACAAATAGATACACAGAATTTCTTTTACATAAGAAAGTTAGGAGACACCCGAATTCAACTTTACAGGACTTTTCTTGAAGCCATAGCAACGGCATCTACAACAGGAATAATTTCTGCAATTTCTCTTGGCATAGGAGATCTTTATGCGTTTACAGAGAGATCTGCTCAAATAATTCCGAGAGACAATCAATTAGATGTAGAGTTTTCGGCATTCCTTGGAAATCTTGTTCCTGCGACATTTACCACAACCGGAACGCTCCCGCAACCTTTAGTCCCATCTTTTCCGTATCTAGTTTCTGTAGTCAACGACCAGATAGAAGTATTTACGACAGCCAGCGTGCCAGTCTCGTTTACAGGAATTGGATCCGGAGCACACAAACTAAGAATTGAAAATAATTTTGCTGTCGACGCCGCGACAACCCTAGATGTCGCAAATCAAGCATTTTCTACTGGCACAGAAGTGACAACTGAAACTGAAGTAGATCTGCCAGATCCACTTTTACCTAATACCACGTATTTTGTAAGGTCGGCATCGTCAGACACCATAGAACTATACGGAAGTAAAGCCGAAGCCGAAAATACGGCATCTACTGTAGGAAGATTCGTATTCTTTTCGACAGGATCTGGCACACAGAGATTAGTTTTTAACGTGAATGAAGAGAACGTCGCCGAAGTCTACAATGTGCAACACCCGATTACTGATGGCTTTAAAAGACTTTACGCTTGGGACACTGGAAGGGATCAAAATATAGCATTTCTAGGAAATTCTCCTTATTTTGAGACCAATCCTGCGTATCGCCGGATACAAATTCGTGAGAATGCTAAGTGGATTCGGATGAAATACCGCCGTCGCGGTTACGATTTAACGACAGAATACGACTTTATTAATCTTGACTCGAAGATGGCGATATTGATGATGGTCCAATCTCAAGAGTTGTTGCTGAGGAAATTTGCGGATGAGTCTGAACGCTACCGAGCAATCGCTGTTGAATATTTAAATAAGAGGAATAGAGCTATTGATGGTGCAAGGATAACTCCAATTCAAGTAAATGCTGACATAATGTCAAATCCAGACGATTTGCTAATATAAATGCAAGCGCCAAATATAGCAGCCGGAAGACTTGTTAGTGTTGATGCAGGATGGACTGCAGGGATGAATACAGTTCGCCATCCTTGGCTTTTAAGGCCAGACCAATACAGGAGAGCTGTAAATGTTGTTAATCGTGGCGGAGTTGCACAGACAAGGCCAGGATTTGCACACCAGTTAACACTGCCTTCAGGAAATCTTCAAGGAATGTGTCACTTCACATCAACAAAAGAAAGTGATGATGAAACTGACTATCTTGTTTTTGCCGTCAATGGTTCTGTGTATGCCGCGCCATTCCCACTTGCTCAACCAAAAGACTGGGATTTTTTTAAAATTGAAAGTTTAAGTTTTGATCCAAATGTAAGCATGGTTTATTTTTGTGTTGCAGAAAAAACTGTGACAACTCTTTCGAATCAAGCAATTCAACTTGTTCCAAGTTACAATATATTAATGGTGCAAGATGGCATAAATGAAGCTGGATATTGGGATGGATTTCAAGGAGGACATTTAAAAGAAGCAGAACCGAGTCTTCAAACTCCAAGAGGAACGTGGATGGCTTTCTCAGGAGGAAGATTGTGGGTTGCGAGAGGGAAAGTTGTTGTTGCTTCAGATCTTTTTGATCCACTAAAATTTGCAGAAAGAACAACTGGATCCAGTCGTGGAGATTTTCTTTTTTCAAAAGATGTGACTGGTCTTGTTGGATTCGTTGGCGACAATAGAGCTGAAATTCTTACTGTTTTTACTGAAAGCAGGAGCGAAGTTATACAAGCTGGAATAAGAGACAGGACAAAGTGGGCGTCAACTCCTAATTTTCAATCAATTCTTTTCCCAAGCACAGGATGCGTAGCTGGGAGAAGCATAACATTTCAATCCGGATTAATGTGGTGGTATAGTTCTGGTGGTCTTGTTTCTTCTGATGCTGCAGCCTCTTCAAATTTAACTAGTCAGATTAATTTTAGAGACGCGGAGATGGCATTCAGCAAACAATCACTTGCCTCTGACCAGTCTGGAATATGCTCTTTAAGTTTTGAGAATTATTTGCTGGTTTCTGCACCTGTCAATGAGAATCTAAATTCAGAAACATTCGTTCTTGACTATGCCACAATGAGCGAAGCTTCTGCTGAAAAAATACCAGCGTGGTCAAGTGTGTGGACAGGAATAAGACCTGTGCAATGGGTTTCTGCAAACATAGCAAACAGACGTAGGGCATTTGCAGCTTCTGTGGACTACAGCGCACTATCCGACGGAAGTCACAATCATATCTGGGAAGCGTTCATGCCAGAGCGAGAGGATTCATTTTTTGAACTTGGGGCTGATAATGAATTGCAGAACTTTCGTCGTCCAATTTATTGTGAATTTGAAACAAGGTTGATGGGCGATGGCCACGATTTAAAAGTTTTTCTATACTCCGACATAAATTTAATTGAAATTGCCGGAGATGTTTCTTTAAGGGTCGATTATAGGGGACTGCGCGGTTCTTACAAAAATGTTTTATGCAAAGAAATCATTGCGCCAATTTCAATTGAGGATGCAGGAGCAAACATAACAGAAGACTTAAGTCAAGAGCTTGGCGAATTAAGAAAACAAAGTCGCAGAGTCATTACTGAATATGGCAACTTAGAAAAAAATTGCCCAACTTGTGAAAATGAAAATGTAGAAAGTATTGATAAAGCATTTAGTCTTCTTATAAGGTGGTGTGGACAACTTGCTGTTGAATCCATAAGACTTTTTATGGAACCGCATCCAGAGCGTTCAGACGGAAGATGTGAAGAAAATGAAACAAAAGTTTGCATCGTCGATGAGCAAGGCGTAAACCATTCTTATAAAAGAGCAGACGATTTTATAACAACAAGAGATAGATACGAAAAATCAGTGGCTTCGATTTTTATTTCCACGCAGTCTTATAGAGCAGAAAGACTTTGTCCTTCTCCTTCTGTTACTGGGCCAGTTGTTGTTAATGCCGTGGCAACATACAGATCAAAAGTTTCGCAAGATGACGCAGATTTGCAAGCCCTTGCTATAGCACAAAAAGCTGCAGAAGATCAACTTGCGGTCGTTTCTCAAGGGTATCCTTGTTACTACGATTCTGTAAAATTTGCTCCTGGGACGTGCTCAAGTGTGTTAAATGAAGAAGTTAATTCAATAGCCGCAATTTCAGACAAATTTGTTTTAGTTGGCAACTTTTGGTTTGACAACACAAGGCTCCAAGGAAAAATAACAGCAAAAGAATTAGTAAATGGCGGAAGACTTACTAATTTTACTCCTGTGAATATTGTTTCAAATGGATTTGTAAATACACCATTCAATCCGTTGGATCCTTCTGCAAGTTACAATGTATATTCAATTGCCAGCTATTCTGATGGGTCTTCAATATGTGTCGGTGATTTTCAGAAATACGCTGGAGAAAATAGGATTGGGATAGTAAAAATAACATCAAGTGGAACACTATCCACAGCTGTAACTTTTGGAGCAGGATTTCCTTCTGGGACTGCCAGAAAAGTAAAAATAGCAAATGATGGCCAGTCAATTTTTGTTTCTGGAACTTTTACGAGCTACGATGGAAATTCAGGAATTTCTCCAATTATAAAATTAAATGCCAATGGGACAGTCGCAAAAACATATAGCATCCCATTTGTTTCTATTAGAGATTTTATTGAGCAACCAGACGGAAAACTGGTAATTGCTGGATTTACGACGAATTCTAAAATATCCGTCCGGCGTTTGAATGTAGATGGAACAGACGATTCTTCATTTACACACTATGAACACAATGCTCCAGACAATAATTTTTATGCTTTAGCTCTCCAAGCAGACGGAAAAATAATATTTTCTTCCATTGGCATAAATTCAAACAAGAACATAGTTCGGTTACTTGCAAATGGCACAGTCGACTCCACATTCAATGTTGGCTCTGGATTTGGCTCTGGTGTTGCGGCAAGATCTATAACAATTGACGCAACTGGGAATGTATATGCTGTTGGATCTTTTATTTCATACAATGGAACTCCAAGAAATAGGATTGTCAAAATTCTTCCAAATGGAGCTATCGATTCTTCATTTATTGTCGGGTCTGGATTTGATGATGTCGCGAACCAGATAATTATAAATAGCGCAAAATTAATCGTTGTTGGAAAATTCACTGAATACGACGGAGAGGCTTCAAGTCGATTCGCAAGATTAGATTTCAATGGCACTTTTATAGATTCATTTTTTTCTTATTCAATTGGCGGTGTTTATCGGAGTGAGATAAGCCAAGCTGATGCTGATGCGCAAGCATTGATTATAGCACAGGATTATGTAAACTCGGGAGTAATTTGCGAATAATATGCCTTCTGCAATAGACATAAAAAATTATAAAAAAACTTTTCCAAGTGCATTTATAAGTCCATTTTCTGACAAACCTCCAATTGCGTTATATTCTTCTCTCACAATCAAAGGGATAAATGATGACGATTGTCTTCCTTGCTCGTTGACGTCTTTAAATTCGAACAAATTGCTGCGGTTCGTAATTCAACTTGCAGAAGAAAAAATAATACTCCCTCAAAATTCTATCTCGACTTCTTCGGAAACTCCTATCATACCGCCTATTCCTTCAGGATCGCTTGAAAGCATCACAGTAGAATTTGAAGGGGAGATAAATAACTTCGGGTTATTGCAACAAATAACATGGGAGAGATTTGACTTTGTTTCATCTCAAATATTCTGGACATTCGATGCTGCAGCAGGAACTTTAATATCTAATATGATTTTTACAACAGACGGGCAGCAAAATTCCATAGATTGGGGAGACAATACGACTCCTTTGGCGATAACATCCGGAGTTCCTTTCTCAAAAACAATTATTTAATTCTGTTTTCTTTTTAAAATTATACAACAAATTATCAAAATAACATGGCTCTAAATTTCGTAATAACAAATGTCGGAAAAGCTGCAATTGCGCAAGCCGGAACACTTGGGCCAGTTGTCCTTTCTACGATTCAACTCGGCAATGCTGGTTACACTCCGTCTCCAACACAGACAGCACTTCAAGCCCCAATCAAGTCCATAACTCCTTCTGGATTTTCAAATCCAACTCCAGAAACAATTCATTTTACAGTTTCTGATGAGACAACCGATACCTACACGTGTCAAGAGATTGGCATCATAACAAGCACCGGAATTTTATTTGCAGTTTATTCTCAACCAAGTCCAATCCTTGTTAAAGTTAGCACTACTGCAGCATTCTTTGCTATAGACTTGGTGATAACTGGAATACCTCCAGGATCGTATACGCTTGGCGGAACTGGATTCTCATATCCACCAGCTTCTGAAACAGTGAAAGGTGTTTCATTTCTTGCGACACAAGCAGAAGTAAATTTAGGAACAGATACTTTAAAAGTTGTAACGCCAGCAACACTTCGCAATAGAACATATAGCGTAGAATATTCAAATTTAAGCAATGATGCCGACTACACGAAAAATACCCGCAAGCGTGTAAATTCAGCTTCAATAAATTTTGATCCTGCATTTCTTGAAGCTGGAAATTTAACTTGCACTGCTGGAGTAATTCCTGTCAATGGAACGATTGTTGCTGCAGCAGGATCAACACTTGCTGTGACTGCGTTAAGTGACCTTGGAACTTGGACAATGACAAATGCGACAACATTTGAAGGAGATCGTTTTGTCGGCATGATTTTTAAAATAACTAGCATCTCAGGTGTGGCGAATGCGACGCTTGGTGGAGTGAATGTTTCGACGCTTGGCGTTCAAATAACACGCGCAATTTCGGCAACACAACTTGAGTTTAAAATGCTTTCTGGAGCAGCCATCACAACTCAAACTGGCGTAAACACATTTATTCTAAATTCTAATGGCATTAGATCAATTTATGGTTGCGCGTTAACAAGGTTGGCAGCATTTGATTATCGATTGACATTCACAACGCCATTCACAGATACTTCTTATTCCTGGACAGGATCTGTTGGAACGGCATCAACAGGATCGTTGTGGATTGGAAGTCCGGCTCTTCCGTATAACCAATGGAAAACTCCTTCCTCCCTTAGATTCAGAGCTGTTTCTGCAACGGCAACTGTTTCTACGAATATTATGAATGATATCTCAATTGTAGTTACCGCCACGCGATGAAAACGAAATTCGTAGAAGTATCTACATTTAGTGACGACTTTGTTAGGATGCAGCAATTTGCGGCTAGCTTTGATCATGTTATCGTGCCACAACGCAATGCCAAGCTATTCGCATTTGAGCGCGACGATAAAACATTCGGGTATGCAGACATATTTTATCTTCCGGTGGCTTTTCCCGCTTTTCATCCGGAAGTCACGACGCCAAGAGGTGTTATTGAAGTTGTTCAAGGTTTTAAAGCGCACTGCCAATTTGTTAGTGCTGGCGAAGGATTTATCGGTGTGCCGCTTGATGAGACAAGGATCACATTTCCAAAATCAATGATAGAGGGACAAGGATTTCAAAAAATGCAACGAGAAATATACACAGCCACAGGAGAATAATTATGGGAGGAGGAACACCAAAAGTGCATCTTGACAAGACAACTGGACCTGCTGATCCAGGAGACCCACGTCTTACACAAAATATGATTGCGGGTTTAGGTTTAGGAAAAGGAATAACCGACCTATCAATCAAGATGACGCCAGAAATGCGAGCGCAGCAAACAGATGCTCTTCAGAGGACTGCTGCACGCGAGGCAGAAATAAATGCTCTGAAATCTAGAGGTCTTGAAGAGAGGATGGATCCTCGTTTGGCACAGGTAAGGAAAGCACTTTCACGACAGACAGCTGAAGATCTTGAAGGTGGCCCAAGCAAAGAGTTGTCAAATATGTGGCTAAAACAAGGTTTGGCTGATATCGTTTCGACAGGAGCCAATCTTCGCTCTGGATTTGCTCGTTCTGCACTTGCAGACAGAACTCGCGAAGACTATTACCTGGCCCGTGCAGCTGCTCAGGATCGTGCAGCTAGGCTTTTGGCTGCAAATCCAATGCAACTCGCAGGGCTTGATCCTGGAGCAATTGCAAGCTATGAGGCACAAATGGGTGCAGAAAATGCAAACGCACGAGAAGGATACCAAACAAGGAATCTGGGCTTGATGTCAAACCAAGCTGAAAATGCAATGGGTGGTTTTCAGCAGTTTGCTCAAATGGATGCTCAGCGGAGAGCCAATAACGCACAAATTGAAGCCAATAGGCGTTCTCAAAATCTTCAAGCTAAGAATGCGGGTTCGGCAGCTGGAGAAGGAAACAAAACGGCATTGATGGGCGCGGGAATAGGTGCCGCTGGAGCTTTAGCAGGTGCAGCGATTATTTTCTAATGATAACATTAATAGAAAAAACAATCGAGTCTTTGCTTTTAGTTTTTGAGAAATCAAAACGACCTGCATTGCTTTGGTCTGGAGGAAAAGACAGCACTGTTTTGTTTTTCATGATAAAAGATGTTCTTAAAAAAGACATCGACTGCATTCAGTGGACGCTGCCGTGGATGAAAGCAAAATGGGCTTTTCAGAATAAAATTTCTCAAGACTTTAATTTGACAGCATATGATTCTTCACCAAAATCAATATCACTTTGCTATGGTAATGATCGCATCGATTTCATGGAATCATACTCCATAGGACAAGAAAATATCATCATCGCTCGTGGGACAGAACCACACGAAGCTGAAAAAGATTATGTATGTGGTGTTGAATGGCTGTTGCGTCCTAAAATTGACAACACAGAGTTTGTTTGGGATAGTTTGATCTGTGGCCACAAAAGCTGCGATGTTGATCCGTTGAGTGGGCCAATTCCACTTCAGGTCGATGTTCAGAGAATTCCAAATTCTGCAGACATTTGGTTCCCTTTGAAGGAGTGGACTGAGAAAAACATTTCAGACTATACGCTGAATAATGATATTCCATTTGACAGAAATAGATATGAAGTGATTGATGGCATCATCAAGACAAAGCAAGACAAGCACCTGAATAGCGACTATTATCACACATGCACAAATTGCATAAATAAAAATTCACCTGAATATGTCAAATGCCCAAAGTTAAATGGCATGGTAATCCCAAACATATCAGAGTCAGTTCAGACCTGTGAGCCTAAAATTCCATATTGTGGACTAAGGAGCTAAAATGAAAAAAGGACTTTATGCCAACATACATGCAAAGCGAGAGCGGATTGAAGCTGGCAGTGGAGAAAAGATGAGACCCAAAGGAGCAAAAGGAGCACCAAAGGCGAGTGCATTTCGTGAAGCACTCAAAACAGCAAAAAAATTGTAATGGCAACTCGCTTCGCAAAAATATTTAAGAATCCTGAAACTGGCAGAATGAATACAGTTAAATTTGGACAATCTGGAAAAGCATCAGATGGAAAAGACAGAATTCGTCCAGGGACTGCCAAAGGCGATTCGTATTGTGCTAGGTCTGCAAAAATAAAAGGAGATTGGAAATCTGATCCAAATTCTCCTAACAATCTTTCACGTAAAAAATGGAAATGCCGAGGAAGCAAATCCATGAAATAAAAGTTTGAAAATAACAATAAACTAGAAGGAAATAAAAATATGGGAGGAGCAGGAGCATCAGCGGGAGCAGGAGCAGCGGGAGCAGCCGGAGCGTCAGCCGCGTCATCAGCCGCCACGCAACAAGCCACGCAACAAGCCGCCACGCAATTAGCGCAAAGACAAGCACTCGCGTCAGGAGTGACAGACGCATTTGGCAAAATCGGAGAAGGATTTGCAAATCAAAAATCAGCATACTCTCCAGGCATGTTTCAACCTCAAAAAATAAATATGCCTGTTATTGCTCCCTATAAATATAAATTCGGTGCTACGACCGACGCAGATCTTCGTGGCAGAATGTATTCTGGAACAGATTTTTCAAATCCTGCACAACGCAGGTTTTGATATAACAAAAAACAAAATAAGGAGGAATAATTATGGGTGGAGGAGGAAGACGCAGAAGTAGTAGCAGCAAGCCGCAAGCTCCGGCTCCGGCGCCAGTTGATAATTCAATGCAACTTTGGGCTGCTGAAATGGATAAACAGCGCAAGTATCAAACAGAGCAATACGACGCGCAGACCAAAAGATATGATGATCTTCGCAAAGAAGAGCAAGCCAAAATTGCCGCTGATAATGCAAAGCGCGAGCAAGAGCTCTGGAATGAGAAACAAATGGTAAAAGATGCAGCGGCACTGGACCAGTATAAAGGAGCAACAGAAAATTATGCACAGCAAGTTGGATCGGCACCAATGGATATTTCAATGGAAGACTCGACAACTTCTGCAATCAACAAGCGCATAGGAGACAAGTCTAAGTCTTCTGCTCCTGCTCCTGGCTTGACGCCATTTGGAACAAATATCGTTAAGCCAGCAAATCAAATTTATCAAGCTCAACAAGCAAGAATGGGAGGAATGTAATATGGGAAAATCTGTCAAAGAGCAACTTGCCATTTTAGAGAAGACTCGTGCAAGAGATTTTCAAAACTATCAGAACACTGGACAAGGGCCAGATTGGGTAAAAAAACAATCCGGTCAAGCTCCTGGCGCAAGCGCACAAGAACTTGCACAACGAAGTGTTTCTGGCAATTGGTCACAACCTCAATCTCAATCTCAGCCAAAACCTCAGTCTTTCACGCCACCTCCTTCTGCCAATGTTCCTTCTGGAGCAGACAGAGCAGCAGCAGAAGAGCAAGATCGTGTTGATGCTGAGAATCGTGCGCGAGAAACTGCTCGCCTTGCCGATATAGAGAAAAATAGGTATCAAAGAGTCAGCGGCAAAGAAGGAGAGCAGAGGCGCAAAGAATTCGAATCAAAGTCTTCGGCGGCTGCTTCAAGGGCAACTGGAGCAATGGGCCAAAAATTACCAAGACCTTCAATCAATATAGTCTCTCCGCAGAAAAGTATTCTTGGAATTCCTAAAGACTCGCGACAATTCACAAAATTTGGCGAATCAATTAATCGTGCTGCAAATTTAACCTTCTCAAATCCAGAAGCAAGAGTTGGAGGGATGTAAATTATGGAAACAAGAGGATTTCAGTTTAATGCTCCTGCTGCAGCAAGACTTGAAAATATTCAAGCTCCAAAATTCGATTTTGTGAGCGGTGCGAGTCTCGTTGCAGCTCCAGCACTTGTTGATCCAGGAATTGACATTTGGCTTAAAGGTCAGCAGCAAGCATCTGAAAATCTCTTGTCTGGCATAAATATTGGCGTTAAAGGTCTTTCGGAAGGAATATCCAAAAGATTCGAGTACGAAAACGAAAAAGAACTGTTAAAAGAAGAAGCAAAATTAGAAGAAGCAGAGGATCTTAACAAATTTTTGCAAGACGTCTATCTCGCTGATTTGAAGTCTGAGGATAATACGCTAAAAGATGATTTTACACGACTTCAAATAGCTGAGAAAAAACGCGAGCTTGCTGCTGCTAATTTATACGATCCTCTTCCAGAGACTGATACAACCGGAGTTCCACTGGCAGGAGCTCCTTCCCCAGAAAAAGGATTTGGGGCAGGCACAGGGACAGGAGGAAGATTTTCAATGAGACTTTCTGATTTAAAATCTCCAGATCAAGCAACTGACGGACAACAGCTCACAGCAGAATTCTCTGATGCTGCTCCTGCTGCTGTGACAAGAACGAGGTATTCTGAAAAAGAAATTGGAGGAGGAAAAGTTGCAATTTACGATAATTTAAATAGACAGATAGTTCCTGGGACAATTTCTGATAAAGAAACTTCAGCTGAAGTTCCAACTCCAGAAGGATTCACAAGAAAAGGATTCACAAAGAAAACAAAGACAGGCACTGAGACCTATGAGAAAGAGGGATCAGGAAGTCAAATGTCAGATACGATGGTGACAAAACTTGCTGCATATTCATCATTAAAAGATTCTATTAAAGACATTGAAGAGCAGGTAAAAGACATGACTCGTGGTCCAATAGTTGGCGTTTTAAGAGAAAAAAATCCTTATGATGTTGCTGCCCAAAAATTGAATAAGCTAGTTGAAAGTGTTGTGCCTGGATTGGCAAAAACTGTTTTTAATGAAGTTGGTGTTCTTACCGATGCAGATGTTCTTAGATATAAAGCTATGGTTCCAAATGTAAAAACAGAGGCTGAGCTTGCCGATGGATTGCTGGATATGCTAAATAAAAAAATAGCTTCTGGATACGAATCAACTCTTAATGCAGCAGAGGATGCAAAAATTGATGTCTCTGGATTTAGAGCAAGACAAGCAAAAGAAAAAGCAGCAACAGACAAAACAACAGAGCAGGCTGGGCTTCTTGATGAAATCAAAGCACTAAGAGAAAAAGTAAAAACAACTGGGCTTGTTGATACAACTCGTCCAGCACTCATTCAATCTATTGCTGCAAAAACTAAAGAATATATCCAGAAAACTGGACAATCTCCTAAATTCTAATGACACTTCCGTCAATCCCGATGGTTCCTCAGTCGATGCTAAACTGGGGAAAGAGAGTTTCTGATAAGCTAAAAGAAGATGAAGTTCCAGTGCCAACTGGATCTCCATTGACGCCAGAAGAAGAGCAGCAAATTGCTGATGAGTTGGATGATGATCCTATTTTTACAAAAGAAGAAAATGCTCTTCTTCGCAAAGCTAAAAAAGAGGCTGAAGAAAAGCGTAAGCAGGACGAAGCAGACTTGGCAGATGCTCAGAAGATTGCAGAAATTCAGACAGAGAAAGATCCTTCAAAGCTAAAGCAATACAAAGAAGAAGGAGTTCCATTAGACAAGGAGCAAGAAAAGATTGCATGGAAGTATGAGCGAGACATGCCAGCTACTCGTAAAGTTGGCGACTTTATGCGTCGTGCAGGAAAAGGTCTTGAGGATATAGCGACAGACATTCCAGTTGGAATTTATAAAGGTGTCAAGTATGGAGTTTTTGATCCGATTGGTGCAATGGATGCATCTCCAGAAGAAGAGGCTAAAGCACTTAAGAAAGCTGAGCAAGTGGCAAGATCATTTGGTTCTGGTGCTGTAGGAGGAATTGAAGATATTGTTTATAAATTGCCAAAGACTGTTTACAAAGGTGGCACACCAATCACTGATTGGGCAAAGGAGCTTGTCGGTGCACAGACAGAAGAAGAATCGTATCAGAACTATTTAAAACGCAAAGCTGTTGGCGAAGAATTTGCCAAAGAGCAAGAGCGGATGCCAGAGCGCAGTTCTGCTCTTCTTGAGAATGTTTCTCTTGGCCTTGGAAAAATTGGAGCTCTTGATAAAACATTTTCTGAAGGTCTTGCTCAGCAATTCAGAGAGCGAGCTCTCACGAAAGAGCAATTGATTCCTGAAGTTGCAACACTTGGCGATATTGTCGCTCCTGACATTCCATTGATGAACAGAGTTGCTCCTCTGACAGCAAAGGCTACAGGAAAGATTGGGGAAGTAGCTTTAAAAGGTCTCACAGGTGTCCAAGTTGGCAATCGTCGCATTGGTGTTGCTCCAGCAGTTGAGAAAGTTGGCTGGGCTGGTCGTCGTCTTGGAGAAAAAATAAATGAATATTCTGCAAACATAGATCGAGCAATCAGCGGAAGTGACGATTGGATTTTCCGCAATGCTGTTGGAAAAACATCAAATTTCCTTGGCAGAGGTTCTGGTTTGATTGAAGGTGTTGGTCGTTTTGGCACAGACATTGGTCGCGTCATCGACACTGGTATTGCTGGACGCAAAGGTATTGCTGAGCGTCTTGGTCAAAGTCCAACAACTGGCCGTCTTGGCAATGTCCTTTTCGGAGACGGAAGCCAAGGATTGCGTAAAAAACTTGGTGAGATGTCGCCTGTCGAGGCTGCTGCAGAGGCTGAAAAGGCTGCTGAAAAGATGGAAAAAGGAGCACGCCAAGGGCTGGCTCGTGCGCGTGCTGTCGATTCTGCTTCAAGGCTTGCTCAGTATTATGCCAAAGCTGGCATCAATGGTGCAGCAGTTCAAGTTATGCTTGGATTGCCAAACATGGAAACATGGGGTGATGTTGGCGAGGCCACTGGTTATGGAGGTGGCATGGGATTCATTTCAGCTTCTTCGCCAAAGAGCTTGCTCGTTGATCGTGTTCGTGCAGACCAGCGTGTTGCTGCTGAAGCTGACATCAACAGGATGATGCAGGATCTTGACGATTCGACAAAGGACAAATTAAAGTCTCTTGCTGATCCTGTTAATTTTGTTAATCAATTGAACAAACGCAAAGAGGTCGTAGATTCAAGACTTGGTCTTCTTAAAGACATTGTCAATTCTGCCAAAAAACGCACAATTGGCAATACAACAATAACTCCTCGTGATGCTCAAGCTGAAATAGATCACATTGAGAATGAAATTCTGCCAAAGATAAATTCAAGTATCACAAGTGCATCAAAAACTGATCCAAAGACCCAGAAAGAAATCGAGTTCATAATTAACAAAGAGTTCATGGACTCTCTCGGCAACTTGAAAGCTGTTGCTGATCAATCTGGAATTGGTGGCGACATTGATGTGCGAATGCTAAGCACAGATGAAATAAAAGCTGCCATTGATGAAATGTATGCTGGTCAGAAGCAAGCTGCTGATGAAGTTATCAAAACTCTTGGTGGCCAGGAAAACTTGTCTCCTGAAGACAAGAAGCTGGTTGATGATGCGATTGCTTTTCAAGAATTCCTTGAGACAGAAAAAGAAAATAATTCAAGTCAGCGAGGATTTGCTCTCACGCCAGCAAAAGAAAGAACTCAAA